TAAAATAATTATAGCTGTCCTATCGGCTTGACGGGGAGAATAGGAGATATATCATGTCAGGATTTAGAGAGTATTTGGATAAGTATTTGGAAGCTATGGAACCAGGAACTGTTTATGACGTATCAGATGAAAAAGAGGTTGATGAGAATAGTCATGTGTTTACAGTATTAAATACTCGTAATAGTATCACTGTGGATATCACAATTAAATATACTGGCGATAAGTATTTAGTAGTACACTTCATCCCAGAAGGATTCTTAGATATGGAAGATGATTATACTCTTGAGAATGTATTTAATCTTACAACAACATTCGTTGAAGAGTATATAGCTTCAAATGATGGCATACATTATGAAGTTACTATAAATGATTATAATTATATGTCAGGAGATTTCCATGTTGAGATATTTGATTCGAGATTAGAAAGATGTAGATTCTTTACATTCAAGATCAACTATGACTCTGATAATATTCCAGATAGTATTGATTGCATTTGTGAAGAAGCCACTGGAAATACCTATATACAATAATGGAGGGTAAACGAGATGACATTTAGAGAAGAATTAGATCAGTATTTAAAAATTGCAGAGAGAGAAACTGAGTTTGATGTCACAGATGAAAGAGTAGTCGATGAGAACAATCGTGTGTTTACAGTATTAAATACACGTAATAATATCACGATGGATATTACAATCACCTATTATCATGATACATATTATAATTCACATGACGTTACAGATATTAATCCAAAAGGTTATTTAGATTTGGGTGATGATAATAGTCTTGATAATGTGTTTAGAGAATGTATATCATTTGTAGAAGATTATGTCGGAACTGATCGTAGTGTTGGATGTCCTATAATTGTTGATTATGATTATGTCAATGGTACATTCCTAATAGATATGTATGATAAGGTGATGGAAGATACTAGACGACTCAAGTTCAAGATAATCTATGATCCAGATAATTCTTATATCACAGATGTTAAATTAGTTTGTGAAATCATAGAGTAACTTGTTAGCATATATTGGTAGTGTAGATATTAAACTTCTATACTACCAATATTTAAAATATTAACTATAAAGGAGGTTCGTTATGAACAACATCAATACTGAAGAAATTTATAAAAGTATCTTTGGGAATGTGAAGGTATCTAATGAAGATATTATGGAATTTTCTAACACCATTCAATTATTGACAATATGGATTATTGATAATCCAGAAGCTATCATTGATTATAATAGTATTGAATTAATCAATAATAATACTATCTTACAGTTTAAATTTATTAAGAATGATAATGGAAGTGTATCTACATATAAAGCACTATTATACATACTTACAGACATTAGACATTCTATCTGCGATAAATCGTCCATAGGTACTATAGGATATGTCAACTGTGATTTGATTCCTAATACTAAATTAGAATTCAAGATCACGTATGATCCTATTGATCAACAATGTATGTATTATATAATACATACAGATGAGGTTTTGAACAATCGTAAATAGTTAAGTATTCTACCAATACTTAAATAATTAATATAAAGGAGAAGGTTATTATGAGTAGTATTAATAAGGAAGAGATTTATAAGAGTATTTACGGGAATGAGAATTTGTCTAGTGAGGATATTATGGAGATTTCCAATGTTATCCAATTAATTTCAATATGGACTAGTGATAACCCAGGTGGTGTTGTTGATTATAGTACTATCAAAGTAACTAACGAAGGTGTTAGTAAGTTACAATTTGTATATACTCAGAGTGTTAATAACTCACCAAAGAAGTATAAAGTATCGTTATATCTAGTTGATGATATTAGATATAGAGTATGTGATAAATCTTCTATAGGTTATATCAAATGTGATGAAATTGATGATATGGAGATTCGATTCTGTCGTAAAAAGTATGATTCACATCTGATGAATACTATGGCTAATCAATTACTTGATAGATATAAGAGTTTTAAGAACTCATCAGACATCCACCCTGGAGTTACTCGTAGAACTAATTGTGATGATTATGTTGAAAATAATCCTTATCAAAGTCGTGGTGTAAGTAAATTGAGTGCGGAAGATCAGCTTAAACTACTCAAGAGCTTAAACGACGTGATTGATAAGTTTATGTATCATACAACACACTTTGATGATGAAGGTTTCTGGGATAAATATAAATAGTTAGTATTAAATACCATCACATATTATTAAGCATATTATAATATGTGATGGTATTTATTTTTTCTATAATCATAAACACTATCACAACAAATATATGAAAGGATATTATTATGAATAAATATGATAGAAATTTAGTATTATTACAAGAGTCTGTTATTGATGATTATAATACAATCAATTCATTAAAGACACTCACTAATAATAATTTGAGTTATTCAGATACTATTTATTATACTGAGTCTGTATCTAGTGTGATTGGTAAGATTGTTGATAAGATTAAGGAAATGATTAAAACAATCGGTGATAAGATTAAGGAGTTATTTGCAGGTAAGAAAGAATCTAAGTTACCAGATAATGCTCCAGTAAAGATTCAGAAAACTGTTGTTGAGAAAACTAAATTACTACCTAAGATCTTTGCAATTATTAAGAAATATATCATGTTGGTTGTAAACGGTATTAAGAAAGGTATCCTAACAGTTAATCAAGCATATAATAATGCAGTAGATAAAGCAAATAAAAATAAAAATGCAAGAAGAGCCAGATATATTGAAGATTATTTGGACAATCATATGGATAGAGATGCTGCAAAGTTGAAGGACGACATTGCTGCAATCGAACAGTATAAGAATATGATTGAATATAACAAAGCCTCTATTATCACTAAAAATAAACACGACAATAAAAGTGGTGATAGTCCTTCATCATATACAACTATCAATGCAGCAGCTTGTTATCAAATGATTGATTTAATGGATAAACAAATGCTAGATATTGATAGAGAAATTTCTAATATTAATAACAAGAGTGATAATAAATATAATCTGGATTGTTTGCACCAATTAAATTGGTTAGTTCAGGAGTATAATAATACAATCAATGCTTGTGCGTATGCTCTGAATAAAGCTGGTGCATCAGAGTATATGTCAATTACTAAAACTAGTACAGGTGTTGCAAAGCATATTAGCAAAACATTAGATAACTTCAACACATCTGAAGGTGGTAGAAATATTGAGAAGATGTGTAAAGATCTTGTAAGGGATCAGAAAAAATGGATGACTAGGTATGGTCGTAAGATTGAAGCCCTTAAACAAAGTGGAGATAGTGATGGAGCTCATCAGATTGTATTAAGATCAGCGTTAGATTATGAGGATATTGTAGAAGATTACAGGAACCTAACATCATTACCAAATTTCAAGTATCAATCACATGCTAAAGATGTTATCAATGGTATGGCAGAAATTAAGAATATTTACAAATCATAAAAAATAAATTAACTAGATGGTATCGCATCAGATACCATCTAGTTTATAATTGTTATTTAGTTTGGATTATTGCATATTTTATGATTATTATAATTAGTATCAAATTAATTAAGTATATTTATGACATATAAGTAATTCGAGTATTTTCTATAGTAATACTTATCTTCCGAGAATAGGTGTTACAAACAAATATATAAAATATTTGAATAAATATATATTCTGAAAGGAGTATTTAAGTTATGGCTCAAAAAGTACAGATTGTACCTAAGTTTCTACATTCTCATGTAGAAACAGTCATTAATGACTATACTGCTGTGGTCGATACAGCAAGAGTTGAGTCTGATGATTCTTGTGTCTTGTTGACTGTCTTTACTGGTCCACAAGGTATTGATAATACACTAGTTAAAATTAAGGATACTGATACATTTGAAAGCATCTTTGGAAAGTCTAATTATAGATTGTATGGACAACCTATGATGATGGCTGAAGCAGCATTAAGAACAGGTTGTGCAACTTGTTGGTGTATGCGTGTCATGCCAGATGATGCTAGATATGCTAACAGTGTTCTTTCAGTATATTATAAGGCTGATGTTGCTAAGAAGAAGTTCAGAATCAAGTTTAAGGCTAAGTCTTTAACAGATACTTCTGCTGTTACAAGTAAGACTGATCTCTATACTAAGGGATTAGTACTTGATGGAGTTGCTGGATCTGATGGTACCTTTAAGGATGCTGATGGATATACACAAGTTCCACTTGTAACATTTAGAGCATCTGGTAGAGGTGATTATGCAAATAATTATCGTTGGAGAATGATTCGTAATAGAGACTCTGAGAATGATTATAGAATTAAGATGATTTCATTTGAGGCACTTAATTCAAATAATGGTATTAAGGTTATTGCGAATTATGCTGGTACATTAGCTGATTCTGATAAGTTTGCTAAGACTACTCTTATCAATGATATTGTAGATGATGCTGATACTGGTGTAGCACCTATTGATATTCAATGCTATGAAGATAATTTCATCACATTACATGAAGCTTATGTAAAGTTCTTGAAAGATGTTGAAACAGCTACTCCTGGTACTGTTACTACTATTCCAGATGCTGATGAATTTGATCCTATCTTTGGATATGAATTAGGTACTGCAAATAAGGATAAGTTTATTTCATTTACTCAGGTACAGCCAGGAACTGGTGTTCCTGCTGGTGGTGATGCTGATGACTATACAACAACTAATGATATTATCACACCTGATAGTGTAGAAGGAGTTCTTCTAGCTGGTGGTACAGATGGTTCATTTAAGTCAGCAGATCAGACTGCAAGAGATAATGCTATTACTAAAGCATATAATGATGCATTCTCTGGTAAGTTAGATAAGATGATTCTATCTAATAAGAGAGTACATCTTAATGCAATCTTTGATGCTAATTATCCTTATGAAGTAAAGAAGACATTATATGATTTTGCAACTACTAGAGATGATTCAGTATTGTATCTTGATTGTGGTTTGGTTAATTCATTCTCTGAGGGAAATATGGCTAATCTTGAAAGAGATTATGGTATTTTCAATAATAGAGGATGTTCTAAGAATCCACAATGGGAGACTATCAAGGATCCGATTACTCGTAAGAAGGTTCCAGTAACTATCACATATTTCTTTGCAGAGCGTTATCCAATTCATGTGAGAGATAATGGTTATCATGTACCTTTCACAAATAATTATGCTCAGTTGTCTAATGGTGTAAGAAATTCATTACAACCAGTTGTTGAAGATTATGATACTGGATTAAAAGAGTGGTTATATGTTAATAGATTCAATTACTTCGAGGCTACTGGTGAAGATGTTTATAAGAGATCATGTCAGAACACATCTCAGATGTTAACGTCTGATCTTCTTGAAGAATCCAATATGCATACACTCTTTAGTATTAAACATATTCTTGAGACTGATGCTAGAAATAATCTATATAACTTTGCTGAAGCAGATGACAGAAAGAGATTCACAGATTATGAGACTGCTAAATTTGCTCCATGGGTTGGAAGTAGATTACAATCTTTCAATATTGAATTCTCTATGAATGCTTGGGAAGCTGAAAGATCAATTATGCATTGCTATGTAGCTATTCAGTTCAGAACTCTCAATAAGAGAACAATCATTGAAATCGATGTAAATAAGCGTGATTTCACCGCATAATAAAGAAAGGTAGGTAAATTGAATTATGGCTCAGATGACAATTCAGTCTAATATTCATCAGCATACCTATGATAACTTAGATAAGTATGCATTGTTCTTAAGTGGTCTGAACGTAACACATGATGTGCTTCAGTCTTATGATCCGCTTAAGACAGGATTTGGTAGATTATTTATGGTTAGACAACCATTGATGGTAAACCAACTAATTCCGACTAAGATGAAGAAGTTTAAACATATTCTCGAATATGGTATTACAGCAGTTTCAGGTATTAGTGATTATACTGTACAAACAGGTAGCGTAGAAGGTGGATATGCTGGTAGATCAATGGAAGTTCCAACTAAGGTAGAAGATGGTACTAACTCATTCACACTTAGTACATATGAATTTTCTGGATCACCATTACGTGAAGTACTTCACTTCTGGATTAATGGTGTTACAGATATTCAGACAACATTTTCACATTATTATGGATTGGATATCCCAGTAAACCAAGCTAATCATACAGCAGAATTTATCTATGTATCAACAGATCAGACAGGTAAGAATATTGAATACGCTTGTCTATTTGCTAACTGCTTCCCTAAGAAGATTGATACTGATAGATATAATATGAGTAAAGGTAATATCAATGTAGTAGAAATGGATATCGAATTCTCTTGTACAAAGTATGAGTCACCTCAGATTAATGCTAAGGCTGCTCAGTTACTTGATAGATACAAGATTCTTATGAATTCATTAGACTTTCACTCTGGAATTACTGATAGAATTATTAGCCAGACACCAGTTAAGACATACAATATCCAGACTGGTATGCTTGATGGTTAATTTTACATAGATATAAACATATATCCCTACAACTGTACCCAGATTAATTGGGGATGGTTGTAGGGAATTTTATATTATGTAAGAAAGGAGATTATAGAATAACGTGGCAGTTAAGAAAATAGGAGTATTATTAAGAAAACTATTCTCCAATGGTGATGAGTATATTATCTATTTTAAGAATAGAGCTAAAGATGTAATCATTGATGAAACAACTAATGAGACACTAGCTCCATATGTTAATAAGATAAAAAATATTAACGATTATGCTAGTAAAGTGGAGAGAAGTCCTAATAATGGTTATATTATGATTAATGGTACAAATACTCCAGTATACACACATCCAACTCAACCAATCAATGCTGGACAATATGATCTAGTTACTGTAGATACTAATGGTCATGTTACTGGAGCATCATTACGACAAGTGTGGGATAAAAGAGTTACTGGAAGTATTACTGACGCAACAACTGGATATAGCCCTCATGCGTTTAAACCAAATATTCCTACTGGATATGATCAGATTACTATAGGACATCATTTAGGTATTATCTACTCTTTTTTATATCATATCAAAGATCATTCCTATGAAGATACTATCACATGGAATAGATTAAGTCCAGATGTGCAGAATAATATCAATGGTAGATTGAATAATTCTAATATCGCATATATCAATAGTTGGGATGCTGAAGACACAAGAAGTAATATAGTATTAGGAGTTAATGCAACATGGCATTATAGAAGGAAATTTAGAGAATTGGAAGCATCTATTAATAATATGAATGGATTATTAGGAAACCTTAATAATCAGGTAAATAATATCAATGGAATATTATCTAATGTCCACACATATAATAATGATATAAATGTTGATACTAACATATTACAGGTTCCGTCGAATCAACAAGTTACAATAGATGATATGCTTTTCCCTGGTACTGGTAAGGTTTATGTTACGTATACTGTAAGATATATGTGTGGTAGGAGTACAAGAATTTCTTTATTCTATTATAGGTCAGATATTAATAAATGGGATGTTGAAGCTGTTGATACAGCCATTGGTGAACACACTATGTTTATCGAGACTATATTTGACACAAATAGAGATCTACATCATCTAAAATTAATTACTCAATGTAGTGCTGATTGCACTATAACATACACCGCACGAAGATGGATACAATTAAGGTAATCTATATAATAACCCTAAAAACTATTATCTAATATAATGAAAGGAAGTATATTGAAATATAATGATTAGTATCAATTATATTAGAGGCTCTAAAACAGATATGTTATATAATGAGATTTTAGAGTCTACTTCATATATTAATTCACATATCAATTCACCATTATATGATACATTTACTAAGTATGATGAGAAATTTGTTATCGAGCATTTTGATCTAGTTACTGAAAATGTATTTGAGAAGATTGGTGATGCTGTAAAGAAAGTTGTTAGTAAGTTTATCGAATTAGTGGATTCTTTGATTACTAATGTTAAAGAAGCATTGTGGGGAAGAAAAACCGATATGCAGAAGATTGAGGCTATCGTTAAGAAGAATCCTGTATATGGTGAACAGATTAAGATGGCTTTCCTTAATGGTGATTTAGATATTAAAGATATCAAATCTATGCAAGATCTTATGGATGGTACTTACGACATCATGGAAAAGCTTCGTACAGGTAAACTTAAACCCGAAGTTGCTAAAACTAATTTTGAAAAGCTTAAAGATAAATTCATCAAAGGTACAGCATTACTTGCAACAGTTGCTGGTGGTATTAAACTTGCAGGTGGTGCTGTTGAGGGATTTGATAAAATGATTAAATTCCGAGAAAAACTTATTACAGCTAGTGCTGATGCTAAGACTCTTAAGTTGAAAGCTAAATCAATGCAAGCTAACTTAGATGCTATGAATACTACTAAAGATGAGAATGGTAATACAGTAGTATTACAGAGATCAATGATGACTTCAGCTTTATCTATGATTGGTGGTAATCTAACTAAGATGAATGGATTGGCAGCAAAATTAGGTAATAAGATTAAGACTATTGCGGATTCTCATACAACTAAGATCGGTATTAAGCAAGCTCAGCAGAAAGCTACAGACGCTGCTGTTGATTACCATAACGCTAAATTAGCTGCTAATGGTGATGGTGGAGCACCTAATACAGTTAAAAGCAATTTCGCACATGTAGATCTTGGTCAGATTCTTACAGTTGATGCTGATAAAAAAGAAAAAGCTAAAGCTGCTGCCGCTGCCAATGGTTCTGGTGGTTCAGGATCAGGTTCAGGATCTGGTGGTACACCTTAATTAAAACATATTTTAGAAGAAGAGATTATTAGACAAATCTCTTCTTCGTTCTATTTATGATGAAAAACTTTAGTGTAATTTTAAGAAGAAAGGTAGGTAAAATTAATGTATTTAAGTGACATCGGTTTGAGAATCTTACAAGAACATATGAGTCTTGTAAGTACTTATAACGAACTCACATTAGATAGTTTTACAAAACCATATCTGGAAAAGAACTATAGTGATTATATTGATGATCCAAATCAGTTATCTACTATATCAAAGATTTTCCAATTTTCAATAGATAACAAATTTTCTATCTATGAGGATGTTATTAAAAAGTGTTTAGAAGTTGCTCAATCACATTCTAATTCAGTAGGTGACTTAAATGATTTCTATAGTAAGATTGTAGAATATCCTAACTTTGAAAATGTTAGGGTTATCTTTAGATTATATGGTGATAATGTAGTTACTGATATCAATCCAGATTATTTAATTATCTTCACAGATACTATGGCTAGAAATATTGATAAGATGTTAAAAGGTGATATGTCATCAGATGATATTAAAGCTAAATTCCTTACAGATTATTATAAGAGTCAATGTAAACAAAGATTAGCTACTACTAAGATATCATCTAATGATGATTTGAAGTCTATTGTAAAGAAAGACTTCACAACATCATATCAGATTGGTAAAGAAATTATCAGAGATATCGTATTACCAATTCTCGATAATTATAGTGTCAATATGAATGTATTAAATAATGATTGTACTAAGACAATCTTAGCTATTGATAAATCTAATGATATTATTACAGATATTCTAAATACTCTTAAGAAGTATAAAGATGCTAATAAGATAGATAATGCTACATATAATAAACTAAATATTATCGTTATTAAATATATTAAGCTATATTTTGATTTATGTGCATATCTCACATTTGTAGTAACTAAGAAGATCAATACATTATCATTCAACATTTCTACATTGGAGAGATCTAAATCAGATTTGCTTAAGTATTTCCCAGATGGTGTTAATATTCTCCATGAGTCTGTAATGACTGGAACTGATGGTGATATTGAGACAGATGATACTATTAGAACTATTGATAGTGGAAATGATTCTATCTTACAAGCTATCTTAGCTAATATTATGGAGTCTAATCTTGATAAGATTGAGTACTATAGTAATAGACGAGTTAATATGGAAGCTATTAAAGATACTCCATATAAGAATGATATCTATGAATTGATTCAGAAGAATCTCGATGCTCTAAGAGATAAGGTAAATAAATTCGTAGATAACTATAATGATGGAATGTCATTAGAGGATAATATTGATGATTTTGGATTAAAAGCAAATGTTGAAGAAATGTATCCAGATTTAGTTGATAAAACTATTGCTAATGTTGAGTATTATGATAAGCTTAGAACTACGATTAGTAAAGATAAGTATTCAGATTTCATCTGTATGTTATTACACGAAATATTAGATCAGAAGAATAATGTTGGTAGTACCATTATTAAGTCTATTAGTGATTTAATTGATTTCGTTAATGAATTCTATTTCAGAGTTAGAAGTGGAACTAATGTTGGATTAGAAGAAATCTATAATGAAGAAAAACTAGGTAAGTTCTTAGATGATGTTTTAGCAATGATTCATAATGTTGAAGTATTAGTTGTAAACAGTTTAACTACTAGATATAGCAATATTGATAAATTATTGAAAAATGTTATAGAAGAAAAATACTCTATTGATTATGGTGAATTAACAACTGATATTGAAGATGCTGAATTTACTAATAATCTACTAATTGATACATTAAGTGATATTAATGATACTACAGAAGAAATTAATGTCATTGAATCAATGAGACTATATAGAATTGCTAGAGAGAGATATCTTAATGGTACTATATTAACAGAAGCATTAGCAACAAATCCAAATGCTGATAATAATGCTAATGCTCCACAAAATAATCAAGATAAACAAAAACTAGGAGATTTAATTAAGAACTTCATTAAGAAGATTCAAGAGTTCTTTGGTGGTAATGCTAATAAGCTAAGAGCCATTACACAAGATCAATCTGGTAATTTAAAATGGTTACAAGATAACAAAGCAACATTTACTACTAGAAATTATTCTAATGACCAAGTTAGTATTTTACCATATTATGATAATCCACATATTGGTCAAATTCTTGGAGATTTCGATAAGGTAATTAATGCATTAAATACATTAAATACTAATGCTGTAAAGAATTTACAAACTCCACAACAAGTTAACGCATACTTGTTTAAATCTATCTTAGGTGAGCAAAATGCTAATGTACCAGATGTAAGTAAGATTTTCCCTAATTACTATAGTGGAGATACTAGTGGTAATAATAGATTAAAGCAATATAGTGGTAATGATGTTGGTAAATTGGTAAACCAGATGTTTGATTTCTGTATTACTGCATACAGTACTGGATTTAATGATATTGCTAATAAGAATGATACCATTCAGAAGATTCTTCAGAATAAGTTTAATCCTATGATAAATATGACTGAAAGTGTTAATATGTTATTTGAAGCTGATGGTAATACTAATAGTGCTCCAACTGATAATAGTGGTCAAGCAGTACAGAATGTACAACAGAGTACAACAACTAACAATAACCAACAGAATACAAATAATAAACAGACAACACCAGATGTTAAGAAAGGTGACAACCAGAATCAGAATAATCAAAATAATAATCAACAGAATAATGAGCAGAATAAGAAGACAAGTACTAACGATAGTAAGCTATTTAACATAATTAAATGGATTACAAGTTCTGTAGAAATATTCTCAGCCGCAGCAATTAACGGATATAGAAACTGTAATTTTGATTCTCTTAAAGTCATTGATAAACT